GCTATTGCCGCCCCCGCTAGAAAATGTGCCTGTTTATCAATCGGCAGCTTCATCTTCACCTTCCGCTGGCGCTTCCAAAGATGCAGTCAGCATATTCACAAACGCATCCTTGCCGACCATCAACTGATCCATGTTAAACTGCGCAGAGTTAATTTTCTGCTGCAAAGAGTTGATGTGATTAATCATCACCTTTTGCTGATCCGTCAGTTGGTCTTCAGTATAGTCAACGTCGTTGATCGTGATTACCTTTTTATCTTCGGCCATCGTGATCTCCTTTGAGTTAAGTTAAGTTAGGCTGCCCAAGGTGTTCCTGCGGCAGTGGTTGGATTTGCCATCGCATTGATCTTGTCAGCGATAGCAGCTTCAGTGGCATCTTTGTCCACCGATGCGTGTACCCAGCCCAAGACTGTTGCTTCAGTCAAGTCGGCGTAGGCAACAAAGCCTGCGTCAGATGGGTCAGGGGTATGCGAAGTTGTGCCATAGGAAGACGCAGAGTGATCTCCGTCAACGCCTTCGCAGCGCCAATGGCAAACGGTAACACCGTCATCTGCTGTGTTGCGCTCCATGTTGGCGATAGTCCATGTGTAAGTTACGGCCATAATTTTATCCTTCTAAGGCTGTGATGCGGGTTTCGAGGGCATCAATTTTGGTTAGTGCTTCTTGCAGTGCAGCAGTCAGCAGAGGTACGAGCTTGCTCTGGTCGATACCTTGGTAGTCAGGAACACTGCGAGTACCCATGACAGCTTCAGTTACAAGCTGTTGTTCTGTGCGTTCAGCCTCAAGCTCATTACCGTCCTCATCAAGAACGGCAGGAATGACAACATCTTCGTAGACCGCTGGAGTAACTTCGTACTCTTCGTCACGCATTGCGTCCTTAGTGCCTGTGACAGCCTCTGGGACAACCTCCTGTGCCTCATGTGCAAGGAAGCCATCGACACGAGTACCGTCTGCAATCCACTCAAAGTTCACAGGGTTCAACGCTTGGACACGGGCAGATGCGCCTGTCATTGGTTGTGCGTCAGTTTTTAGGCGGTAGTCTGAAGAGGTGTTGTATGAAGTTGCTGAGGCTGTGACTGAAATGCTACCGACAAGTGCGGCTTGTCTAGAAAAAACAACAAGCAGTCCATCAGAACCTTTTCTGTTAAAATAACCAGCGTGGTCATCAGTAGTTACGGCAACAAGTAGGCCTGTACTCCGTAGCTCTGCTCCATCAGTTGCACCACTTGTAGCAGTCTTACCCACAAGCAGATTACCGCTGCTGTCGAGGCGCATGCGTTCTGCGTCACTTGTAGCAAAACGTATGTTTGTGTTGTCTACGTTATGAATGTAAGCATCACCACCATAAGCATGTGCATTACTTGTTTTACCTACCGTAAACAAACCACCGTCAGTTGTATATTTAGTGCGAACCTGTGCCGAAGAACCTGTATTTGTGTTTGTTAACTCTATGTTTGTTTCAGCATTTTGTGACTGGTCTACGTCTAATAACGAACTAGGCGAACTCGTCCCAATGCCTACGTTGCCCGATGAGTCGATGCGCATACGTTCTGTGTTTTGACCGTTGTTGAAAAAGCGAATATTTCCAGCAGCATTATTTTTGATATACAAATCTGTGCCACTGTTACCTATAGCACTTGTATTTGTAGTTGAACCGTTTGTTCTCAAATAAATAATAGAACCACCTGTTCCATTAATATCAAGTGCTTTTGAAAAATTATAAGTATCACTAGGCGAACTCGTCCCAATGCCTACGTTACCGCTGCTGTCGATGCGCATGGCTTCTGAGCCGTTACCACTGCGGAATATTTGCGTATTTGCGTCATAGTAGTTTGTGCTTGCCCCGCCGTTGCCAATATTTAACTGAGCAACCGATGGGTTTTCTACACGCATCAATGTTCCAGATGTAGCTTTAACATCCAACTTAGCTACTGGAGTTAAGCCAATCCCAACATTACCGCTGCTGTCTATGCGCATCTTCTCACCCCATGTACCGCTGTTACGGGTTGAAAATGCTAAAGCACCGCTGCCTGAACCTGTATCAATGCAAAGTATTTCCGCTGAACCTGCTGAGCCTGTGCCAGTAGCAATAAGCTCAATACCAGAAAAGCAACCAGCAGTAGTGCTATCATTGGTAATCTGTAAAAATCCATTGCCTCTTGAACTAGAGGTATAGGCTGTGTTGTCAGTCTTTTGCAGGTCAAGTAAACCTTCAATACCACCACCACCAGCGCCAATAGCCAATCCCTCCGCACTCGCATCCCAGAAGAACTTTGGCGTGGTGCCTGTGGCCTCGTAGAAGCTGATGTCGCCGTTGTTGGCTATAACTAGACGCCTATCACCATCCGTGTAAATATTTAGGCTACCACTTCCCGCACTACCTTGATAGATATTGAAGTTATCAGTGCTATCCCCAGAAATGCCAGCGTACCACTCAGCACCTACTCCCGTGCTAGAGCTAGTCAGTTTGATTTGAGAACCTGAATTTGTAGAAGATAAAGTTAGGGGTGCTACTGTAGTTCCATCCACCGTCAGCCCATCAGCCGTCACTGTGCCGGTTACGTCAATACCTGTGGAGGTGGTGGCGAGTTTTTGACTATTGTCGTAGCGAAGTGTTGCTGCCCCGTTTACATCAAAAGTGGCATAAAACTCTGACGCATCAGCATTAGCTAAAACAATCGCCTGTTGACCTTGAATGTAAAGAGAACCAGTGCCGCTGTCCACAATGCGATTGTTAGACCCATCATGGTAAATCTGTAGGTCAGACCCAGCGCCGAAGATGGCTTTGTCGTTGTCACCGAAGGTTATGTCAGCAGATGTGCTTGCGCCAGCTAAGGTTGTTGTACCCGTGGCCGTAAGATCAGTTGTTGTTGTCAGGCCCGTAACGTCCACACCCGTGGCAGTCGTCGCCAGCTTCGCGCTATCTGCGTAAGACAACGTACCCGCAGCAGTCTTACCGCCAATCGCATTTACAACCGTGTCAAGCGTATCAAGATCAGTGTTGATCTTTTCGCCCCAAGTATCCTCAGATGCACCGATTTCTGGCTTCGTTAAGCCATATGCTGTGGTCGTTGTATCAGCCATGATATTCTCCTATGCGGCGTCAGCCCAAGTTTCGCTTGAAGCCGAGGCGGGTGTCCAGTCCGTTGATGTGGGGGGAACAGCCGACCAGCTTTCTGGCGTGCTGCCTGCATCTTGCCACACTTTGCTTGACGGATCAACACCAGTCCAAACTTCAGGCGTGTCAGGAATCGGCTCCCACTTTTTAACAGCATTGCACGTCGTACTCAAAAGAGTGCTAATTAAAGCACCGCTGGATTGAACGCGGTTGCATGTTGCTACAGATGTTAGAACGCAGGCAATGTCAGCGCTGCTAATGTAAATTGCCTCAGCGTTAGCCGACGTGCTGCACGCAGCAGATATTGCCGACGCAGTGGGCCTAACGCGAACCATGTCAGCGCTGGTGGTTGACGCAGCCACAATCGAGCCATCGGCGTTGCGCTTGCGAATACATGCAGCCGATGTCGTTGAAACGCAGGCTGACGCTGCATCGCTCTCACGCACGCGCTGGGCGGCGGAAGTGGTCGTGGTGGATGTCGTGCTAGACGCAGACGCTTCACGCACTCTAACGGCCTCTGACGAGGTCGTAGACACGCTTACAACGATAGATGCGTCTAACCTAACACGAACCGAGGCCGCAGCCGTCGTCGTTGTGACAATAATCGTGCCAGCGCCGTCAGTGACAAAGCCATCCAGCCCGTAGTTATACGAACCGTATGTAGCCCTGCCGTAGCCAGAACGATACTCAGCCATTAGTCGAGTGTGACGTCAAGATCGCCCGCTGGGAGCCTAAATACATCACCCGTGTCAATTGCTTTGCTGGTGGTCAGCGCCGCGTAAGCAATCAAGTTGCCGCCAGATGCAGCGTCGAACACGCCAACGTCAGTAACCGTGCCGTAGCTTGCTGTAGCAACTGGCCACTCAATCGCGGCAGTGTTGGAAGCCGTGTTGCCGGAAACGGCAAACGTAACGGCCTGACGCGCATAACCGCCGCCAGTGACTTCAGTTCCGCCGCCAGTGTCAGATGGCGATACAGTGTAAAGTGCAATGTGCCACGAGGTTGGGCGGGCTGCTGCGCTGTTCGTGAAGACCCAAGTTAAAACTGTGGTCTCGAATGTGTTTGAAAAACTCATGTTAGTAAGCCCTTATTTTCATGCGACGGCCTGATCCGCCAAATTTAGCTTTTTCACCTGACATATTTATAGCATCAATCGCGCTTTGATACAAAGCCGCCCAAATTTGCAGGCGCGAATCATCCTTTAAGTAAGGCGCGGAATGTATAAGAGAGCCATACAGGTATGCGTCAGGAAAGTATTGCAGCATCCAGTTAGATGTATTGCTGTCAGACAGTGGCTCAATGCGCGCGTTGTAATACAGTTCGGCAGTGTAAGTGCCAGCAGGCGCAGGGAATATTTCAATCTCACCAGCAGTAATCGCATAATAAGCTGGCTCGCCGCTGGTATTAGCTCTGCGGTATTTGCGGTCAAGTAATTGAAACTGACTAATTAATTCAAGCGGACGTGACTCGCCTGACGTAATGTAAAACCGAATGGCCTCAAGAAAGTCAGCAGGAATTGCGCTGTACTGCGTGTCAAGCTCCGCAGTGCTGCGCTTCTCTTGCCGCCAGTGACGCACCTGACGCTGCATGTCAGCTTCGGCCAGCGAGATAAATGTCGGAGTAACTGAAGCCAAGTCATCACGGTTGAGAAAATCCGTGATGTTAGATTGCAGCTCTGCGTAAGTTGTGATTGCCATTAATTGTAACCTATCTGCTTGAGATAATTGTTAAATACAAATGAGGCTTGCTCTGGGTTCTGCAATACAGACTCGTTGCCCATTCTTTTCATAATATCGACAAACTGCGGGAACGCAGGGTGCTGCATCATGGGCGACTGCATTTCGCTCAAGCGCGGCGTGTCATCTCTGCCAGCAAAAGGCTGGGTAAGTGGAATGTCTGGCCGATTATTGAGTGCGTTTCTGTAGGCGTCAATCGGGCCGACGCTATAAACATTTTCACGCAAAGTGTTTAATGTGGACTCGCGAGGGGCTGGCGTTGAAACAGGCATGTTGTCTTGCATTTGTGGCATGACGCCTTGCTGCGATGATGCGTATCTTTCTGCTGGAGCATAATCTTGCGGCAAAATTCCTTGCTGTGTTGAGGCATAAGTTGGAATAGGACCATAGCCCTCAGAACCGCCAAGATTGCGTGGGTCACGCGCTGGCAAAGGACCATAGCCTTCAGAGCCGCCAAGATTGCGTGGGTCAACGCCAACACGATTACGGTTCGCCATTTCCATGTCAGAAAGCTGGCTGCCTAAACCCGGTGCCATCTGGGATGCGCGCTGGACAGGAGCGCCGCTTGTTTTTAACATATCAACGGCAGAAGGCGTCTTCTGCGCGCTGGCAAGCAAACCTTCTGACTTATTCAATCCACCGCCGTCAAACAAATCAACATACCACGGCACATACTCGCGTGTCTCTGGATCAAAGTAACCCGGCAGATTATCAGTTGACGTGCGGCGCATCATCTCTTCGCCGCGCTCGCTTGCAGGCGCAGCGCCGCGTGTGCCGAGAAGAGACCTCATGCCGCCAAGGCCAAGCTCATCTTTTGTGCGCGCTTTTGATAAGTCGGATAGAAAATCAAAAATGCCCATAACTTACTTCCCGTATTTTTTCTTCAGGCAAGTGCCAGCACGTTTGCAAGCGGCGGGGGTGGGGCAACCTTTACATGGCGTCATATCATCAATCCTCATTTTTCTGCACATTAGCACATTTATTTGACAAAGGCTATGCAGGGGGTATTTCCCGCAATATCACAGTTCGCCCAAATCATCCATAACCTTCTGCATACGGTGGTTTAGCTTCCAATGTCCAGCACGCCACCTCGCCGCATATTGCGCATCCTCCAAGCTCAACCCCTTACCAATATACGTTTTGATCCACTGGTTCATGCGGATGTTTTTCATCTTGGGCGATAGTTTGTGAAACGGAACCTGCTTCATGCAATACCTTTTAAGTTACGTTTAATAGTTTGCTTCCAGCTTGACATAGAACCAGACAATGCAGTTGCAGCATCGCTGGCCATTGTCAGGCACAACGCGTCAGCAAGGTCAGGAGAGCGAAGCCCGCGCTTGCGCATCTCATCCTTACTCTCAGCCTTCATCTTTCCGCCGGGAGTAAAGCCGTAACGTATTGCAGTTAGCTCTGCCAGCAATTGATCGTCGTTCGGTAGCTTGCACGACCTATCCTCTAGCCAACCCTTTGTTTTAAACCAAAGTTCTGCGCGTAGGTTCATGTATGTGCTGCCCATAGCCGGGGCCTCGCCAACATTAATCCCACGCACGGGAGCGCCAAGCTCACGCAATCTATCAACAACACCGCCGCCAACGCCAATACTGTCAACAAGTATTTCCTTTGGCCGCATAGAAGGCGGCAAGCCTTCGTATTCGGCCATCACACGCCCGACAGTCTGCATCAAATCCAAACCCTGCCATGACGTAATCTCAGTCACAACATTGCCATACCGTTTACAAAGCGCAGTCTTATCCGCACCAAACCGAGCCACATCCAGACCCCAGATAGGCTTCTCGTCAGGCGTAACTTCAATATCGCGGCGAATGGCGCTCTCAACCAAGTGGAACGGAATGATCGTGTCATCATCCGCCATGGGAAACTCGCCAAGCACACGAATGCGAAACGCATTGCTGTCCTCGCCATACCTTGAACGCATCTCGTCAACAAACTCGTCAGACACAAGCGGGCTATCCACGCACGACCAGCGCCTAGTCCACCAGCTAGATGCCATGCGCGTCTGGCTCTCAAAAAACGTGCCAGATGAGCGTGTCGGGTTGCTCAATAAAATCGTAGTCGCGGAGTGGCCAGACATAGACCCAGCAGCAGCCTCAAACACCTTCTCAGGCACACCAGAAGCCTCATCCACAACCAAAAGCACGTTCTCCGAGTGAACCCCAGCCAATGCTTCCGGCGTCTCAGCGCGGCTTGTTCTAGCCGAAATAAACGCCTCACTCGGAGCAGCCATTAGCTCAACCCTGTCTGACTTGACCGTGAGCAACACTTTAAGCTGATCCGGCAGCTCATTAATCCAGCGCTTGAGTTCCGCAAACAATGCGTCAAACAACTGGCCGGACGTGGGGGCCGTGACAACAACCTTATTCGGAAAGCGCAGCAGAACAAACCAAAGCATAGCCCATGATGCAGTCGTGGACTTGCCCGTGCCGTGTCCAGACCTGACGCTCATCTTGCGCTCGCCATTCGCCAGCGCGTTGAGAAACTCAGCTTGATAGTCGTATGGCGTTGCGCCAAGCACTTCCGTCACAAATAGCGCAGGGTCATCACGGTAACGCAGCACAAACTCTTCAAGAGGATTATCATTGCTCATCCGTGACATCCTCATAATCAACGTCAATCGCGTGAGCTTCGCGCTGGCGGTCTTCAGCATCAATCGCGGCAAGATCAGAATTAACTTTGCGCAACGCGTCTAAGTGCATATCGCTCACAGATATGGTCACGTTTGTCTGTGGCCTGCTGCCGTAACGCTCCTGATTGTACGAGCCAGCCATAAACTTGCGCCACTGCACCTTCTCACGCGTAGCCGCAATCTCCGACGTGGTGCTGCCGCCATCAAGAGCGTCAACCATGACCAAGCCCTCCTCGACAAGCGCGTCTGCCGCCTCCTGCTTCGCCTTAACCAGCACAGAAGCATACTCAGGGATGGAGTTGATTGATGTGCTGAAATACTGGCGGCTGCACCCATAATCTGCTGCGAGCTGGGTCATAGTCTTGCCTGATGCCACTTGGTCAAAAATGTACTCTGCGCCGCCCTGCTTCTTGATGTCGTCGAGTATGCGCCTGCGTAATGCCTTGCCTGCCATTTGTCTCACTCCAATTTTATATTTTTTTTACATTGTTTGGGGTGTGAATTGCAAGGGGTGGGGTGGGGTGGCACCCGTGTGTGTGGATTGTATAATAATAACACTACCCGGCAAATCCTCGACCGGGGGGGGTAAATCATAAGCGCCACCTTATATAAGCGAACACTTGTTTAACATGTTAAGCATTGTGCCACATTCCTGCCACATTCCTGCCCATCATTTGACACATTCCAAATATTGCAATTGAACGCTTGTTCAGTTACGCGAGCGCGCTTGTGTGTCAGTGTCGCGGCGTGTGTTGTGGGTAGGTAAATCAGTTTGTGACGTTACGTCACTATTGCGCAGCGCATATGCTTCACATATACAGTAAGCACAACACAAACAAACATGGAGTAAGACAATGCAAGATTATGACCTCACACAATACTGCAACGACATTGCCGAAGAGATTGCACGCGACGCCAGCGACATTGAGCAGGCTACAGATTGGGCGCATGAAAGCGCAGACGGTTCCGAATATGTTATCTATTACGCCAAGGCTCATGCCGTTTGCCAAAACTGCAACATTAACCAGGGCGAAGATTTCTTCGCTGAATGCTACGGCGGCGAGCATGGCAAGTCATATGACGATATTGCCTGCATCATGGCATATGGCGAGATAAACGCGCGCATATGCGCTCGCCTCTGGGAGATATTTCAAGAGCGCGAAGAGGAGGCCGCATAATGACACGTCGCCAACGCAAAGCCGTCCGCCAACAAGTCCGCGCCGCATTAATCCAGATCAGCCTTGGCGCTTGCGCCGGGCTTATCATCGGCGCTGTATTATTTCTTAA